GGAGGAAATATTAGTATTTCAGGAACAACTACAGCAACAAGATTAGTTGGAACGACAATTACAGGAGGAAATATAAGTATTTCAGGAACTGCGAGTGCAGCAAGATTAGTAGCAACAACAAATCTATCAGCTACAGGAAATTCAAATACAATTGGTTCAATAATTACAACAGGCGGTAATGTAAGCATAGGAACAAGTACTCCTGAAGACAGATTATCTATAGTGACAGGTGGTAATATACGTTTAACTTCAACTGGATGGGTAAGTGGGAGTTTAAAACTTTTTTCATCAAGTTCTGGTGCACACACTGGTAACGATTATTTTATTCAAAGAGGTGGCGCAGACATATCCAAAAACTATTTGGTTATACATGGTTCAGATGCTGAAAATGCAGGTATAGCGCTTATGTCAAGTAATGAAACAACTAGAATGTTTGTAAATACAAATAATGGTAATGTAGGTATAGGAACAACTAGTCCTAGTGCAAAATTTCATATAAATGGTGGTAATTTAATAAAAAGTTTCACGACTGTAGGAATTTCTAATGCAATTACTGTTACTGATGTATTAAAAGGTTATGTAAGTATGGTAAATGCAGGATACACTACTTTGGCAACATACGCAGATTTTAATGCAGCCGGAATACCAGATGGAACTGAAATATCATTTTATTTGTATAATGCAAGTAGTTTGAATAGTGCACTAGGAACTGGATTTCCCACTAATTTAACATCTATAAATGTTGGGGTATTATATAAAATAACTTTAATCAAAATGCCAACTGGTGTTATGCGTAGTTTTAGTGAAATTTGTGTCGGTGTTCAATAAGTTTGTAAGAATTTCTTCATATTCTAAAATAAATTTATTAGGATTCATTAAATTTAAAAAGTCTTGTCTTACAATGTTTCTATTTTCATTTTCCATATTTATTTCTGATTTTTTAAATGAAAGAATTTTATTTTCATAATCTATTAAATCTTTACATATATATTTTTTATAATTTATATTATTCATATTTAATAATATACTTGCCGATACATTTGAAACATGTGGATTTGATTTATCATATATACAAATAACAGGAACTCCCATATATAAACTTGAACACGTAGTTGTTGTTCCACTATAAGGATAAGTGTCTATACATAAATCTAAATAATTAAATTGTTCAAAATATTCATCTAATGTATCCGTAAATGGTAAAAATTTAATATTTTCTTTAGGAAAATCTGAATATAATTCTAATAAATCGGTATTTTCAGGAGTTTCGTTAAATCCAAGTTTAAAACATAAAATAAAACGATTATCTTTAGAAATTATATTCTTCCAAACATCTCTTATTATTTTATTATGTTTTGAAATTCTATTCATAATTCCTAAATAAATTTTTTCATTAGTTTGATCGTTTTTTAAACTGTAATTAATATTTGCATGATTTATATTATCAAATAAATCCCAACAAAGAAAACTCCGTGGCATATATAATAGTTTTTCTGTATAATGCGTTTGCACAGTTGGATCCACTATTTTATCTGTCAATCTAAAATTATGATATGTTAATCTTGAAGAATCTGGAAATCCAAGATAATTTATAATAATTGGAGCAGGTTTCATGGTAATTAATTTTAGTCTATTCCCAACACCATGACATATTAAATCAACTAGAATATCTATTTTATGATGATTTTTCATTAAATTATATAAATATGTATCTTCCATATCGCTAACAAAATACCAATTAATATTTGGATAATTCAAAAATGTTTCTGTCATTTCATCTTTATTAGAATTATTATAATAACAATATACTTCAAATTTATTACTATCAAAATATTTTAATAAAGTTTTTATAAAATATCCTACTGCGTTTTTATTAAAATCTGGAGATAAATATCCAATTTTTATTTTTTTATATTTAAAATTTTCTTCGAGATGTTCTTCTAATGATGTATACTCTATTATACTATTTTTAGTTTTAATTTCTTCATAATTAAAATAATTATTCAAATTTAAATCAAATTTAGTTGTCTTAAAATCACAATAATTATACATTAATATATATGATGTAACTAAATTAATATCTAATCCTTTAAGAAGATTATTTTCCATATCAAGAAAATTATAATTATTAGAATTTGAAATATCTAAACCCATTTTATAATATTCTAAACTTTTATTTTGATCATAATTTTGATATAATATACCCATCATTTTACATATATTTTTCCATCCTTCTAAATGATAATATTCTAAATCTTCATTTTTAATATTTTTCATTTCGGAAATCATTTTGGTATATAATTGTTTTGCTTTTTTTTTATCTCCATATTCAGTTAAAGCAGGTCCTAAAATAGAACATATTTTTAAATTGTTTCTTATATCCAAAAATTTTTTACTTCTTAATCCAGAAGTCGGGTCCATTGTTTTTTTACAAAAAATTGGTAAAATTGTTTTATATGCATTTAATACATCATTTCTATTGACTAAATGATAACATAAATTTACATATGGCAATAAAAAAGAAGGTTCTATATTAATACATTTTTTATATTGTTGTTCAGCATTTGGTATATTATTATTTTTTTCATAAAAAACTGCCAAATAATATTGTAAAAAAACACTTTTTCTAAATTTTTTAGTAATAACATCTATATGTTTAGATATATCTTTACCAGCAGATAATTCTTGGAATATTAAATTAATTAATTCTTGTTCATTCATTGAATTAACTAATTAAATTATTTAAATTATTTAAATTATTATAACGAAATAATAATTAATCTTGTTTAAAATATTTTGGCATTTTATATAATCCAAAATTTTCTAAATTTAATTTATCCTTTAATTCGTGTTTAAATTCTTCGTGCCAAGAATATCTATTTAAATTATTATTTAAATTATAATTTGATTCAAAATGTTGATTACGAATATCTAAAAAATTTGATTCGCTTTTTTTAGAATCTAAAGGTATGTCATCAATCAAAGATTCTGTCTGACATTCTTTTTCCTGAGTCATATTAAAAATTTCTGTTTGACAATATTTATTATAAGATAAATCGGTTGTATTTAAACAAAGAATTGCTTGAATTTTGTATAATAATTTTTTGATAGGAACTAAATTCTTCCATATCCATCCTTGTTGAACATGTTCTTCATATAAATAAATTTCACATTCATTATCATCAATAAAAGAAATATGTATATTTTTCGAATCGTTAATTTTTGAAATTTCGTTTAATACTTTATCAAAAAGTGTAGATAATTCATTTTCGAATACAGGTTTTATATCATATATAAATTGGCATTTATTAACAATGTCTGTTATAAGTATATTGTACATTTTATATTATATATAGTACATAAAAATAAATTCAATAATTAAGTCAAAAAAATTGAAACTTAATATTGTGATATATAATTTACAATATTATGCCTATTAAATATAAAAATAACGCATTTGATAATTATTTATCCCAATTTACAGAAAACACAGATAAAAAACAAACTCATTTATCCTTTAATAAAGGGAAATATAATGTACCTGATTCTAAATATGAAGAGTTTTATAAAAAATATTTTGATTTTTTAAAATCTAAAAATGAAAATGAACATATTTATTTAATTGAAAAAATTCATAATGACAAATTTGCATTTTTTATTGATATAGATACTAACAAAGAAGAAAATAAGGGATTTACAGATGAAGAAGTTTTGTTTTTAATTAAAATAATTATTGAATTAATATATAATAATTTTGAAGAAGATATTATAAAAAAAAATAATTTAACTGACAATGTTGTTTGCAAAAGTAATGATAAATATCATATAATTTTTAATAACTTGATAGTTAATGATATTATTGCTAAAAACTTTGTTAATAAGATTATCACAAATTTTAATAAAAGTTTTCTTGAAAAATGCATTGATTGTTCTGTATACAGAACAGGATTAAGAATGATAGGAGCAATTAAAAATAAAGAAAATCCAGAAAATTATTACAAAATTTATGATATAAAAGAAAAAAAATATATTGAATTTGAGAATATGACATTTGAACAATTTAAAAAAACAATTATAAGAAAATTAGAAATTGAACAGATAATTGAAACAACTGATATTAATATAAATAAACAAATTAAAACAAAAGATAATGAAATTGATAAAAAAATTCAAGTTAAAGGAATTGAAAATTATGATATTGTAAACGAAATAAAAAGATTATTAATATTTTTAAAAGATACAAATAAAAGTTTAGAACACATAAATATTGAAATAGCTAGAATTTATGCTGCACAAAATAAATATGGAATGTTTTGTTATTATGTATCAATTGAAGAAAAATATTGTCCATTTAAGGAACGCGAACATAAAAGAAATACAAATCCAATTTATATTGAAATTGGTATCAATGGAATTTTTATAAAGTGTTATGATCAAGATTGTTTAAGAAGAAGATATCCTGAATCAGGTATAAGAATGCCAACCGATTTTGATATAACGTATCCTCAATTATATTTAAGTATGAATACAAAATATTGGAAAACAGATATAAAAATAAATGAAGATACTCGTTATTTATTAGAAGAAAGTCTAACTGGTTCTCATTATCAAATTGCAAAAACAATATTTCATATTTATAAAGATAGATTTCGTGTAGATGACGTAAAAAATACAACATGGTATGAATTTGATGGTAATAGATGGAAAAAGAGTCATTTAATAAATATTCTTATATCTGAAGAATTACCTAAATATTATAATTGTATTAAAATAAGTGATACGTCATTAATAAAAAACAATGATTTGAAGGAATATTTATCAAACAATGATAAAATGGATGCAAACTTTAGAAATTCATTGGTAGATAAGATTATTACAAAATTAGAAAATGTAACATTTAAATCTAATGTATTAACACAAGTATCTTATTTATATAAAAATTTAGATGCAGAATTTTATAGCGCACTAGATAGCAATCCATATTTATTAGGATTTTCAAATGGTGTATATGATTTTAAAATAAACAAGTTTAGAGAATCTATACAATCTGATTATATTACATTTTCTACAGGTTATGAATATTTAGAATATGATGAAAATGCAAATGAAGTTAAAGAAATTTATGAATTTTTATCAAAGATCATAACTAATAAAACTGTAAGAGAATATTTATTAAAAGTATTAGGTAAATCGTTATTAGGAATTCCTGATGAAAGATTTTATATTTGGACTGGATTATCAGGTGCAAATGGTAAATCGACATTAGTCAATTTTCTTGAACAAACCTTAGGTGAATATACTACTTCAGTTGATGTATCATTGTTGACAAATAAAAGGGCAAGTTCTGGAAATGCATCACCTGATGTTATACGTCTTAGAGGAAAACGTTTATTTACATTTCAGGAACCAGAACATGATGATAAATTAAGAACAGGTATCTTAAAACAATATACAGGTGGAGATACAATTATTGCTAGAGAATTGTTTAAAGCACCTGTCACATTTAAATTACAAGGAACTATGATTATGTGTTGTAACGATTTACCCAGTGTAAGTTCAATTGACGGCGGTACTTTCCGTCGGATCAGGGTCATAGAATTTAATAGTCGTTTCTGTGAAAACCCGGTTAAAAAGAACGAATTTAAAATAGATCCTCAACTTAAATCTAAACTTGTTACTTGGAGGCCATACTTTATGAGTATTCTTATTCATTGGTATCAAAAATACCTCAAAGAAGGTCTTAACGAACCAGAATCAGTGAAGAAAGCCACGACAAAATATAAGGCAGACAATGATAAATTTAATGAATTCTTTGATCAATGCATTGAGGAAGTTGAAAATGGGTTCCAGTGTAATAAAACAATTTACAATCATTTTACAAATTGGTGGTTACAAAACTACTCAAATACAAGAATTCCTGAAATTAAAGAATTAATAAGAGCATTAAAAATAAAATTTGGTAATGAAAAAGAAGAATTTATAAATAATTCTGTAAATTATGGTTTCAATATTACATTAAAAAATACAAATACACAAGACAATTACGCAAATGAAAACTTAAGATGATTTATAAAAAATATTAATATATTTGATTAAAAATTATTTTTATTCCTTAAATATAAGGATATATATAAGGAACTTTGAAATGACTAATAATAGTATTATAGACAAAATTCTAAATGACATTGATCTAAATGACATTGATTTAAATGACATTGATCTAAATGACATTGATCTAAATGACATAAATTTAAATGACAATGATCTAAATGACATAAATTTAAATGACAATGACTTTGAAGAAATAATATTTGATAAACCGATTAAAACAGATAGAAAAATTAATGTAAATAAGATTAATGAATTATTTGAATGGGTGATAATAAATGACAATTGGAAGAATAAATTATTAACAGATAAATTTTATATATATGATTCGATAGATAAAAATTTATGTAATATAGAGACTATAATAATTAAAATTGCAAAAGTAAAAAATATAAAACAAAGAATTAAGAAATATATAAATGAAATATCATATCAAGATTTTTGTAAAATAGTAAAAAGTTACCAAAATGAGAAACATGGTAACATAAAAAACATTGATAATATAAAAACTAGAAATAATTTAATAAAAATTTTAACAAATAAAGAATATATATTAGAAAGTGATTATACAACATTATATATATTATCTGAAATTTTACAAATAGATTTTATTATTTTCGATAATGATAACCAAGAAATAATAGATTTAACAAATAGAAAAGATAATAAAAATGAGAATTTTATTATAATATACAAAGAGACAAATAAAACAAATGATGATAAGATAAAAACATATTCGAGATTGATTGGTTTAAAAAATGATAATAATGAAATAGATTATAAATTTGTAAGAAATAAATTACCAAAAAAGATAGATGAAATATTAGATAAACATATCTTTTTTTTATCGCATGCTAAAAATGCATCAAAGAATTTAAAAAAAAATAATAAAAAAATTACAATAAGAGAAATAATGAAAGAAATAAAAAATAATATTAAAATGGACTTAAGTGATAATGATATAAATTATTTTATGTTAATATTAAAAAATATATTAGAACAAGATGCTTATAAAAAAGCTATAAAAAGCTATAAAAAATAATTTATTTTATTGAATATATAATAATATACATAATGAATCTAAGAATCCAAGACTTTTTAATTATATTAGCTATATTATTTTTAATTTTGTTTTTAGTTAGGCAAAACTGTTGGAACAATTATTGGGACAACAATTAGCTGTGGTACGTTAGTTGCAACAACTATTACGGGTGACGATCTTAATTAGTATTATTTTAATAATTATGATAATACTAATTTCATAATAAATTTATATTTTGAAATGTTTTTTTTAAAATTTCAATCTCATTGTCGTTCAATGTTTTTTCAGGATAATTGATTTTCACAGTTATATATAAATCTCCCCTTTTACTTTCAACTCCGTTTAAACCTTTCCCATATATAATATATTGTTTATTTGGATTTAAAATTCCAAAGATTTTAGAATTTAAATTCAAAATTTCATCAAAAACATTTAATTTAATATTTTTTCCTATAATAGATTCTATCAAGCTAAATTCTAATTCGCATATCAAATTTAAATCTTTTCTTTTAAAGACTTCATCTTCTTTAATATTAATAGAGATTATTAAATCTCCAGAAATTTCATTTTTTCTCATTGCTTGCTCTCCCCATCCACTATATATATATTGTTCATTTTGATGAATTCCTTTAGGTGTTTGAATCTCGAAAATTTTTTCTTCTGATATTTTTCCATTATTACATTTTCCATTTTCATTACAACACTGTGTATTTTTATATAATATACCCTGTCCTGAACAATCTTTGCATGTTTGTTTAATATGTTGCACAAATGGACCCATTTGTACAGTTCTAGAAAATTGTCCTAAGCCATCGCATGTTTGACAACTATTAAAACATTTTTCACAATATTTATCCCTTTTAACTTTTATTTTTTTTGTTAATCCGAAATGAACATCTCTTAATGTAATATCACAATTATAGAAATGATTAGATTTTTTTATTTTTTGATTACTATTATTGCCTCCAAAATTAAAGAAAAATTCAAAATTACTCCCATTGGTAATTCTTGGTCCAGCATCATATTCTCTCTTTTTATCATCATTTCCTAATATTTCGTATGCTTCTTGAATTTCTTGAAACTTTTCTTTTTGTCCACCTTTGTCCGGATGATTTTCTATTGCTAATTTTCTAAATGCTTGTTTTATTTCTTCTTTTGATGCATTTTTTGAAACTCCTAAAATATCATAATAATTCTTCATCTTGTTATTTAAATTAATATAAATTTAAATAATTTTTTATAAACTTGATTTTAATATTTATATATAATTTTAATTTTATATAGTTGTTGTAATAGCTCTAAATTTAATTTTTGTAGATATCCAATCTGTTTGATTTGTACTTGTATAATATATTTGACCAGTTGTATTATTAATACTAAAAGCAATTCCTGTATCATCTCCTACAGAATTTGTATATATAACCCATCCAGATGCTTTTTTCAAACCTTTAATTTCAAATAATGAATCATGCACTTCTACAAGTGTAGTTACTGTTATTGTAGCCATACTAGTAAATGCTTTTGTTGTAACACTTGAAAAAATAAATCCAACAATAGGAGCAGCAGTAAATTGATTATTATTTGCATCAAAGCTTTTTTCTGTACATATATCATCTACATTTGGGGTTATTTCTTTATTTTTTACAACTAATTTTTCCCCCACTAACAATTCTTTTTTTACAGACATCCCACCATAACTTGTAAGTGTTCCACCAGATGTTAAACTTATTGCTGCTCTAGTTGACTCTAATATTATACTTGATATATTTCCAAGAATTAATCTATTATTTTCATAGATAAAATCTGATGTCCCTATTATAGGATCTATTCCATTTCCTCTTAAAACTGCATTTGGAGTTAAATAACTTGTACCTGTACCTCCTTTATTAACTTGTAATGGTTTTAAAGTTGCCAAAGGTGCATTTTTGATAAATCTTATATTTGCATCTGTATTATTACTATTCGTATATGTTAAATATCCAGTTCCATCATTTGCAGAATATATGTAAAATCTTATACCTGTATAATCACCTATATATCTTGTATTTATATTCCAGATATTTTCACATACTATACCTCTTATTTCAAATAATGCATATTTATCTAAATCAGGAACATTTACAAAAACAGATATTTGAAAATATGTCTCTGTATTTGAAAATGATAATTTTTCATTGTCTATTATAGTAGGTTCAAATGTATTTGCATCTAAAATAAATTCTTCTTGTGATGATTTTATTTTAATTTCTTTTACACGAATAGTATAATCACTTGCAGAATTTAGATTTCTATAATGAATAATTCCTTTAGACACTGGACTTAATTCGTTTTCTATACTAAAATAAACACCTTGAACATTTCCAGTAGAATGTGTATGCATTGTCCATTCATCGCCTTTTAAAACACAATTAGATAAATATAATCCATATTTATTATCAGTTGCACTTGAAACATATATTATTAATTTAACAGAATCAACTTGAGAATTTATAAATTCTAATTCATCTATAGATTTAGAAATAGTTACATTTGGATCTAATGAAAAATTTGATTGAGGATCTGTTTCTTCTTCTGATTCTAAATCATTTACTTGAGTCATAGTTTTATATCTAATATATGATACACCTTCTTCGTTTTCGTTTGTATATTGCATTATACCATATCCACCTTCTTCTCTTATATTGAAATTTATGCTCGTTTGTTGTCCAGTAAAAATTGTAGAAATAGACCAATGTGTATCGCAATTAATACCATGAATTGTATATAATGCACACTCATTTCCATCAATCTCAATATAAATATTAGTTATAAATGCTTTGACTGTAGGATCAAATTTAAAATTAGGAATATCTTTTGGTGTTAAAACATTATTATCTAATGTAAATGTTTGCTCTATTCTATCGTCATTCACGTTTGACGTTAAATCTATTTTTCGAATTTCTTCGTCTACATATCTCTTATTTACTGCATCAAAATCAATGATTGGATCTGCTACATTTCTTATATTTTTTAGATTCATATCTAATTCGCCACCAATATAGACATCTTTCATAAAACTTGCACCACCATAACTTGTAAGTGTTCCTCCATCTGTTAAACTGGTAGCAGTTTCAGTATTTTTCAATATAATACTTGATTCATTTCCCAATAATAATTCTTTATTTTTATATATAAAATCTTCCGTTCCTACTATTGGATCTGTTCCGTTTCCTCTTAAAACTGCATATGGTAATAAATAATCTGTTCCTGTACCTCCTTTATTTACAGGTAATGGTTCTATTGTAATAGGACCAAGTTTAGAATATCTAATATATACATCATTTGGATTTGTATTTGTATAAGTTATTTTTCCTTCATCAACTAATACATTTGTATCAATATAAAATTTTATACCAATATTATCTCCTAT